ATTAATAAATATTTAAAACTTTTCTTTAATATTGGAAGAGTTATTTCATCTAACTTTGGAAGAATACTTAAAAAATTTAGCAATAAATATTTTATTGGCAGTGTAGTGGTAACAATAGTTCACAACTTATTCATTGTTTAGCGCCAAATAGACGTGTTAATATAAGTTGGTAAAACGGTCTGTCACGGCAAAGTAACCATCCTTAGGGTGGTTACTTTTTCGTTTTTAAGGAGCTAAAAAAAGTAAAAGGATATATTGGAGATTTTATAAATTTTATATAAAAATCATCTTTTAAAATAATAAAAGTGCTGTGGAGTTAGTAAACCATCTAACGGTTGATCCCAACTTTGACGTTCTAAAGTGTGTTCAATAAATTGAAATTGATGTGCCAATCCTAAACGGTAGGGCTTATGTTTAGCACTTGCCAATGTACGATCATAATAACCACCACCCATACCAATACGTGTCCCATAGTGATCGCAAGCTAAAAGTGGCATAAGTAGCAAATCAAGCTCTGATACATGTTTTCCGCGAGTCGCCATAGGTTCTTTCATGCCCAATGGGTGATGAGAAAAACGACGACTTAAATATTGGTTTTTATTTATTTTTACCCATACTAAACGTTGGTTCATTGAACAAATCATGGGTAAATAAACTTGTTTGTTCTTTTTAAAACATAATTTGATAAGAAGATCTGTATGGATTTCACCAAAAGCATGCAGATATAAACCGATTTTTTTTGATGAATGAAAAATAGGAAGGTGATTTAGGTAATGTAAAACATTAAGCTGAGCCTGTTTTTGCTCAAATTGGTTTAAAGCTCGTCTTCTATATCTTAAATTTTTTCTAATAAAACTTAATTCATTCATGGAGAAATCTAACAAAGATTTGCGGACAGTCGAGCAAAATTATACCTACTTTTCTATGGTTTCACCGAAATTTAAAAATTATTAAAAAAGCAGTCTTCTAATGTATTAGACCAAGTAAAAATAGTTTTGTTGTTAGGAGAAGCTATCTACATATAATTTTTTCTTTTTTACGTATTTACAGTATTTATTTACATTTAATCAGGATAAGTATATTTAAAGATGAATATGAAAATGTGAAATCTATGAAGTTAAAAATTTTAACAATGATGTTATGTGTGGCATTGCTCAGCGCATGTACGAAACAGGCAGAATCTGAGGCCCCTCAAATTGATTATAAAGCTCAATTTGAAGAGTCGGACCGAAAAATTGGTGAATTTTTAGATCAGTTAGATAATCCAAATACCCCTCAAGAAGTTAAAGTTAAAATTTTATGTCATGACTATCCTGATGTGTATAAAAAACAATACATGCCTGCATTAATAGAAGTTTCACCAAAACCGTACACTGAAGAAAAATTATTGTCAGATTTGAAAAGTGCAACTGACTACTATAAAGGGACTTTGGGGATAAAATGCAATGAATAATATTTGAATTAAATCACGATAAAAATTTAAAAGTGTGAATTGATTGGCATTATTTAGTTGTGCTAAATTTCTTCTGTTAATTACTTAAACTTTTCTCTGGATTTGAAATGCAGATCTTAAAATTTTTACAGAGTTTTAATACAGTCGGCACCTATTTAACACTTGCTTCCATCTTGCTTGTGGTCATGATCATTTATTTTTATGTAATTAATCCCGCATGAACATTTTGAAAGGAATAGGTCTTCTCATCTATTACTTTTTTAAGAACGGAAGATGAATAATAATAGGATAGGGATATGAAATTTAAAATATTATTATTAAGTTTTATTGCCACCGGTTGTTATGCTAATGAAAGTACAGCTGACCCAGATATTTGTAATATCGTAAAAAAGGTCGCTTATAACGTGATGGAAGCACGGCAGCAAAAAGTACCAGCACAAGATTTACAACAAATTGCCGATGGGCTAGCAGATGAAAAAGCCAAGCAGCTTTATCAAGACTTAATTAGCTCAGCTTATGCTGCCAAAGTATTTAAGACAAGTTTCTTTAAACGCCAAGCAATTGAAGATTTTCAAGCAGGATGGTATGAGGAATGTTTACGTAGAAATGAATAATAATTAAAAAATAATGAGTATTTAATTTTTAAGAACAACTAATTAGTTAAGAGAATAAAAAATAGACTGACAGGTCTGTCTAGGTATTTTAATTTGAAAATAAAATTCGAATTTATAGGTATTTATTTAAAAATAAATGCTCCGAAGATGCCGCTGCATGTCGTTACCCTTGAACCCTAAAGTTCAGCGGGTCTTTCTCAATTCTAGCAATACATTGCAATATTAAGCAATACCTAACGATATTAAAAAATCAATATTTTTAGTAATTTATATTAAAACAATACAACGCAATATTACACAATCTTTAGCAATACAAAAATAGTCTATTAATGGTCTATTTCGGTAAATATGGTCTATTTTTCAGATTTAAGTCTATTAAAGGTCTATTTTAATTGAGTAAAAAAGCGGCACTTAGCCGCTTATGCAGTATGTGCCATCTTGTTTTGTTCAATATACGCCAAAACATCAGACTTCATATAATTTACTTGACGTTTATGAGGTTTAGAGAATGGAATGCCGCCACCTTCACATCTTTTCTTCTGCAACCAAGGCAAAGACACATGCATAACAATTGCAACCGTTTCAGGCGGGAAGGTCTGATTATCAGCAGCTTCCCAAAATTCTTTCTTTGCGGCCTCTTTTTCTGCATGTGTCATACGATCTAATTTAGTTAAACGTGACATCTATTTCTCCTTACTTTCTCCAAGTCGCTTCTTTAAATTTCGCCTCATCTACTAAGCTATCGATTTGAGACGGGTTTACATTGTCGTAGTAATGGTTCATCAGGTTGCCGAACACAATAAGGGTTCGGGCTGAGGATGAGTAACGGAAGCTCATATGAATTCCTCCATAGCTTCAAAAGCCTGTTTACGGGCAGAAGCCTGATTCTTGAGTAAAGAGATATGAGCATCCTTAATTAGCTCATTGCTCTGCATGACACGTTGCTTAGCGTGGAGGGCAGAGGTCGCTTCAATGCGACCCCTGAGAGTGCCTTTGCCATGTAATTTGGCAACATACCTAAAGATATAGGTACTTAAGCGCTCCATCCCTCCATGTCCTTTTTTGCCTTACATGCCTTCACAATCTGGCTTTCAAAGCTGGTACCTTTGAAGCGTTTATAGATTGTGGCCAGATCTGCCTCATTTTGTGTGTGATGAATCGCATGTAATGCTTGCTGGAATTCAGCCGTAAGTTGCTGAGCTGCTTTCGGCTGTTGCTGTTGATTTTGTGGTGTTTGCTGCTGTTGAGGTTGAGCTGCCCCTTGCTGAGTCTTTTCTTCTTCGGGAAGATCTTCACCTGCATAGATGTATAAACCTAAACCGTGTACGGCAATGCCTTTGACTAGACAACGCATCATAGCCTTATTGATGTCAAAGGCATTTGGATTGGCAATTGCTTTATTCCGATAGTCCATGACAGGCAAGAACATATACATGGTTTTACCAAACACGGTAACATCACAGTGAACCATCATAGATCCATCCGGAAAAGTTATAGGATCACGAAAAGACCAGTTTGCTTGTGGATCTATGCGCATGAGTTTGTCTACGGCCCAAGCCCAAGACAGATAAGACATTCCATTTTTCTTTTCGATATGTCCAGATACGCTAATCGCTGCTAACTGTTCAAAGTGGTTAGCACTTTCATTGTTTAAAACTGCTGGATTAATTGCTGCATTCATTTTTCTTATCCTTATCTTGAGCCGGTGAAGCCGCGTTTTTGCTTGTAAGCCTTGCGGTCATAAGTAGGGATATTTGTTTCACGCAGTTTTATAGCGAGCTGCTTTCTGCGTTGGAAGTCGATTTCTTGTGTGAGTTCATTCCAAACTTTTGGATAGTCAGTTTGAAACTTGGCCACATTTAAAGGTGTCTTAACTCCGTCTTTAACTTTGTAAAGAACTGAGCCATTAGCATTAGAGGCGTACACTTGCCAGCCAATGCGGACAGAGTAGAGGCCCTTGTCATCACGGCCTAAAAATGACATGTAGCCGTCAGGGTGCTTTTTAAAATTAGTCATCTTTAAGCCTCCACCAACTTGTTACGTTCGATGAAGCCTTTTAGAAGGCCATTGATGTTTCGGATGTCTTCAAATTCGGTGAAATCGTTATATGACTTACCGTTAATATCAGTGATTTCATTTACAGTGAGTTGAGTAATATCAACAGCGATAAATTCAGAACCCGGAACGCCGTAACTGTCTGGATGAGCTTCAAAATCAAAACTAACGTTTAAACGGAAGCTATCTAATTTGATGACAGCAACGCCAGAATGTTTACCTGTGATTTTCGCGGTTAAAACACCGTAAGTACTTGGTTGAGTCTTAGGGGTAAACAGAGAAGGGGCTTCTTTTGCTTGGAAAGCTGGTTGCAATTGGCAAGCAACTAAAGAACCACCAGAGATTGCAAGAGCAGCCATGCTGACAAATGCAAATGAGTTGAAAGGGGTAGCTTTTACGTTCATAATTGATCTCGCATATAGCAAAGCACATCGAAAGGTCAGAGAGTCGGTGTGCTTTTTTGATGTCTACGAGATAAATATCGCATTTCCGATATTAGTAGTCAATAGTTATTCCGATATTTTTATTGGTATTCCGATAAAAATCTCTTTGTAAAAGAAAACCCACTTTAAAAGTGGGGCGAATGAGTAAAATTATTTAATTGATATTTATGGTCTAGCACTTTTAATAATTTGAGGATGGGTTATTTTCAACTTCATTATTTAAGTCATCAAGAGCATTATCCACATCTGGAACAACATCACGCCATTTTTCATTTTCAAAGCGTTCAAATTGATTATTTACTTCCTCTAATTTAGCTTCTAACTCAGCAATATGCTCTTCTAATTCAGCAATTTTCTGATCTTTCTCATACACGATAGCCTCATGTTCAGCTCGGCTAATAGTGTCTGAACAGCCAGTTAAAACTAAAACTGGTATTATCAAAATTAATTTAAAAATTTTCATCTTAACTCTTTCTTACTCTTCGTTTTCCACGGTATGTATATCTCAATGAATCTATTACTTGACCAATAAAATAGCAATCTTCGTCAATTGGAATGATATTAGGATGAAAATTTGGGTTAATCGCCTTTAAATATCTTGTTCCATCAGATTCTATAACCAGTTTTTTGAAAGTAGCATCTTTGTCTTTTCGTACAACAATGATATCTCCAGATTGCATATCTGAATAATATACTGTTGGATCTACAACAATATAATCACCTTCAACAAAATCAGGTTCATTACTTACGCCACGTACTTTTAAATAAAAACATTTTTCGCAATCATCTGGGAGAGGGAACCATTCCGTAACTTGAGACATATCTACTGATTCAACATTAGTAAAATTACCTGCTTGTACCCAAGATAAAACGGGCGCCATACGAGCTTGAACTGGCACAACGTTGGTTGTAATAAGTTCCCCAACTACACCTTTTTTTAATTCTTCAGCTGTAACCCCAAGAGCATTCGCTAATTCAAGTATTGAACCTGTTGACTTAGCATTTCCTGTTTCAAGATCAGAAATTACAGATTGTTTAACACCAGATTTCTGAGCTAACTCTTTTTGAGTCATCTTTTTCGCTTTTCGTATTGCTTTTAAGTTTTCACCCAAAGTAGCCATATGTATTTCCTTAAATACTTATATCGGAATTCTGATGCAAATTTGTATCGCTTTGGCTATTGTTAAAATATCGGAAAACCTATATATTTATCTAAAAATATAGGAGTTCCGCATGAAACAGTGGCCAAACATGATTTCAGATTTGCGTGAAAAGGGCTTAACACAAACTCAAATTGGTACCGAAATCGGGTGCTCACAGAATTACGTTAGTGATTTAGAGCGAGGGGTATGTGGTAAACGCTTATCGCATGAAATTGCAACCAAATTACAAAAGCTTTGGAAAAAGCATTGCAAAACCAAACAAGTGGCTTAGGTAACAAGATGAGCAAATTATCAGTTGATATATCTGCAAGCGCGAGAAATGGAGTATCCCGCATATTGCATGGTCTTGATATAAGCAATCAAAAAGAGATTGCTGAACAATTAAAAGTTGATCCAAGCACTATTACTCGGCTTAAAACGGATAAGAAAAACAATGGCTTGAATGAGATTGAAATGTTTTGCGAGCTATTGAGTTTGCTTGGATTAAAAGTCGTTCCTAAAGATTATCAGAGCATTGATAAAGAACGTGTTGCTGCACTTTTAGTTATGTCTAAAAGCTGGATGAACCGTATAGAAACGGTGGATGACTTATTTCATGACGAAATCAGTGGTCAAAAAGAAAAGCTTGGATATTAAAAAAAGCCTGATCTCGGCAATCAGGCTTCTAGGCATTCAATTGAGGTGAATCAAATGAACACAAATAATCTATCAAATCAACAGCAAATAATCCAGAGCTGGTTTGAGCCGGCTCTTTATACGCTGAATCAATTGCTTCAAAAGAGAAAGGAAAACCTTCGCCGTATTAATCGAGATGAAAATAATGCTGCAGTAAAGCGTGATGAATTCATGTGGGCACTTTCACAAGAGCACAGAATGCCGCTTTATCACGCCGGAGTGATTATTTCGAATCTCTATAGAGCTAAGAAAATTCGATATTTGGGTAGCTTTATTCAAATTATTGAAGAGGAGGAACAATGAGCCTAGACGCATCCATTTGGGCCTTCAAAGCCGAGGTTAAAACCTCAAGTCAAAGACTTGTTTTATTAGCATTGGCTGATAGAGCGGGAGAGTCTCACAAGTGCTACCCAAGCATTAAACGCATGGTCAAAGACACGCTTCTTAACCGTAAAACGATTATTAAAGTTTTAGATGAACTAGAAGCCGGTTCTTTTATTAAATTTACAGGTGAAATCACAGGTAATGGCGTGAAGGTTTACCAGTTAATTGGCGTGATGGGCCGTGAAGAGGATAGTGTAACTAGTCCCAAAAATGGGACTAGTACCAATAACGGAACTAGTTCCAATTTCGGTACTGGTTCCAAAAACGGTACTAGTACCAATATTGGGACCGCAACCAGTCCCAAAAACGGTACCGAGACCAGTACCAATATTGGGACACAGAACCTATCAAGGAATCTATCAGATGAATCTAAAAATAAAAAAACATGGTTGAGTTTGAAAAAACTTCGTGAAGAAATTCTTTTGGCAACTGATCAGGAAACTTACGAGCAGATCAAAAACGCGACTTGGTTCGATCGAGAGTTACGTGCTTTTGAACTCTACAACGCTGAGAAGAATCTTTGTGATGAACTCATGCATTACCACTTTGCAGACTGGTTAATCAATGCATGTGGCAAATACCAAGCTCGTGAGCAAGCTAGAAATCAAAACAATACAACAACGGTTCGAGTCTCGCAGGGGGAGTCATATCAACTTAGCGACAAACAGGTTCATATCTTCGCTCAAAAACTCTCACAACATCCTGAGTTCGCAAGCCAGTTTGCTGCTGCAGGGGAAAGCTATGATCAACTTGCAGCACGTATCGCCGTAAAACTTAGTGATCCAACTCAAGCCAAACAATGGGAACCATATCTTAAGCAAGTAGGATTCAAAGGCACATTGCAGGGGGCTGCATGACATCAATGAGCCTTGCTGAATATCGTGAATTATTTCCTATTCAGAAAAATAAAAAGCGCCGTTCAGCAAAGCAAGGTACAAGACAGCCGAGTGAAGGCGAGACGGTATTAGCAACACATTTAAAAGCATGCAAGATCAGTTTTGAACAGGAATATAAATTCCATCCTGAACGTAAATGGAGAGCAGATTTTTTAATAACGGGTACAAAGATTTTGATTGAGGTGGAAGGCGGGATCTGGAGTGGAGGCCGTCATACAAGGGGCAAAGGCTATATAGGGGATATGGAGAAATACAACTCCGCAGCAATGATGGGTTTTACAGTTTTACGGTTCAGCACAGAGCAAGTGAAAGCAGGCGTGGCGATTAAACAAATTGAGCAATTGGTAGGTGAAAAATGAGTGCAGTTTTAAAAACACAACAAATGGATTGGTCTAAATATACTATTGACGGTTGGTTAGAGCAGTTTGGCGCATGGTGTGAAACAGTTAGAATGAAAGGGGGTGATTTGCCAGATGGGCTTCATATCAATCAAATTTACTGGTTGATGCGTGAAGCTGGCAAAGAAGTACAAAAAAGTAAATCTTATATTCGATGTGAGATCAGTGATTATGAGGCGGATCAAATTCAAGCACTTTTACGAAGTCTATTAAATTCTGATAAAACAGATTTTACAACTAAGTTTGCATTAATTTGTTTAATTAAAAATAAGGTTGAAAATAAAGGATTGTTGAAGGTTGCTCAAGAAACAAACCAATCTAAAGCTCAGGTCGCAATTATGGTGAGTTGCGCTAGATTTTATTTATTAGGTCATGATAAAAGATTAAGACAAAATGGAGGTTCAAATGAAAACATACACTGTAAAACTATATGAAGGCGTTAGTCGGGAGAAAGTTAATGAAACTTTGAAATACTACCCTGATTATTTTGGTAAAATATCAATAATTACAAATGTAATTAATAATAAATTGCAATTAACACTAAAAGCATTTGAAGGAATCGACGTTATAACTGCCAATGATCTAATGATTAAAATCGTTGAACGTTTAAAAGCTTCTCAATTAGTAGAAAAGCATAATTTAGACTTGTTGACTGTCTAGACGCTTTATGGCATATTTTTGATATAGTGGATGAAGTATAAGTAATTCACTGATCTAAAGCTCATCGTTTGATGGGCTTTTTGTTTTTATACTTGCTAGATTTCAATTATGATTTAAAATTAAATCAGGTGGCTCGTCGCCAAACATCGCCACCTGAAATTCTATTAGAAATGATAGTTATTTGTTTGTGTCACCTCCATATTAATTAATTGTAGAGTTGATATTGTGTTGTACTGGTGGTGGGCACCAAGCGCCACCAGTACAATCGTTAAAAGCGCCCCTTTTCTTTGCATTAAGTAATGTTCCTTTGATTTAAGGGTTAGATTTACACCACGCTTTAGCTGTCTTCATCCTAAATACATGGTCGTTACATTATAAATCATCTAAATTGAATGCTTGTCTAAATGTTAAGCGTTTAAGAATGCCCACATAAGCATGTTTATATTTATGCTATAGTCCAGTCTAATTAAAAACTGGTAAATAAAATGAATATTTGTGTTGGTGGTGAACTTGAAGGGCAAGTGATAGAAAAAGAAGGCAGATTACTAAAAGCTTCTGATATCGACCCATCTTTTAAAACTGAGTACTACAAGCAAGTTTTTAACCGCGACAACATTAACTATCATTTCTGGCTACCAATAGGGTCCAACTTGCATGAAATGTCAAAGCGAGTTTTGGATATTTTGAGAGCATCAAAAAAATAAGCTTAAAGTATATTGTAAATACATCTTATAACTTGTATGATATGTCACAAATACTGCGCTGAAAGTTATTTGTTTTTTGACCCGTTTCTTTTTAGAAGCGGGTTTTTTAATGTTTATGTTTTTCTTGCCGGACGTATTACGGCATGTAAAGCCCCGCTAAATATCAATTATTGGCGGGGTTTTTTCTTTAATTAATTTGATGATTTGGTTCTCGGTAGTAAATAATTTACTATTGAGAAATAAGTATTTGAAAAATAAAAAATAATTTGATTTTTAGTAATATGTTTAGTATG